CGATGAATCCGGAAGACGTTGCGGCGGCGCGTGCAGGTCGCTTTCCCGTCAGCAGGTCAGCGCCGGGTGAGAGCTACAGGCCCGCTGATGGCAAGGGCTCGAAGCGCGAAGTGCGCAGGGGTGAGTGGGTCGATGATCGCGTGATCGACCCGCACACCGTGACGAAGTTCGCTGGCTCCGGCACACCTCCGCCGCTGCCAGAGGGGAGAGAAGTCCCGGCATCGTTCGATCCAGCGATGGTCTACGAGGTGACGTTTGGCTCTGCCGTGCAGTATCTCGGGCGCGTGCTCAGCCCGGCGAAGCTCTACTCGATGAACGGCGCGGTCTGTGCTCTGCCGACTATCCAGCCAGCCATCGTCAACGCGGTGGAGCTTGGCCCCATACCGGGACCGCCAGCAAAGCAGGCAGCGAAGGCCACAGCAAAGAAGGCTTAACCGATGGCGCTGAAACGGCTCGATGAAGAATTTGAACTGAAGCCCGGCACGCAACTGCTTCCCTATATGAAGCGCTTGCTGCCGTCGCTTGAGGCTCGCTTCCAAGACTTGGAAGAAGTGGACCGGATGCTGAAGGGCGTGGCGGATGATATCCGCGCCGCTGCGCTGTTGCGCATGAATGAGATTCTGATCCCGGCCACTGAAGACATCATCGCCGTCACCAAGCTCGGCTTCCTGCTTGGCCCGATCACCGACGTTCTCTATGAGATGAAGATCGGCTTCATGGGCGTCTACATTGACGAAGGCCCGCAGCGCGACACCTTCACGCCGTCGCCGTACCTGATCGTCGAGGGCATCGACGACAAGAACAACTACTGCATCGCCAAGCTGATCTCCTACGATCAGGAGCTTGGCATTCTGGAGATGGACGTCACCGCGATCCACGGTGATCCCAGTGCTCAGCCGTGGATGGTGACATCAACGCCGGGCATGGCGCACTCGACCAAGGACTATCACGACGCCATCGAACCGATGCACGCGACGGTCGTCACTGACACCGCCGAAGTCGTGCTCCTGCACGAGGAGATCATGGCCGCAGCGCAGGCGCTCGCCGACTCCGGTCTCGATGCCTACGCGTTCATTCGCCGCGACGGCACCGTGCCGTTCGAGGCGCTGCAGACCGGCTTTGCTCCACCGAACAACGCGAACAACGATTACATTCCGACCACTGCGTGGGTGCGCTCGCGCATTCAGGAGTATGTCGCGCCAGCACTGATGAAGTCCGGCGGCACGATGTCAGGCCCGCTCATTCTGAACCAATATCCGACGCAGCCGATGCAGGCCGCGACCAAGGACTATGTTGACTCAGCGTTCGGCGCTGGCGGCACGATGCTTGGCAGTCTGACGATCAAGGCCAGCAATCCTTCGCTGTCGCTGTATCCAAACAGCATCGGGCAGGACCGTATCGTGTGGGGTCTCGGAGCCAACGGCACGAGCCGATGGGCGCTCGATCTCGGCAACATCGATCAGGAGAGCGGTGGATCGAGCGGATCGAACTTCGCGCTGTATCGATACGGCGATATGGGTGAGTGGCTTGGCTCAGCGCTGACGATCAATCGCGCGAACGGTCACGCGAACTTCGGCACTGGCATCACCGCCAACAGCCACAGCGTCGTCAACGGCAATCTCAACGTCAACGGCGATCTCTACACGCTGCGCGGCGATGGCACCGGCGTCCTCTTCATGGGCAGCGGCTATCACTACTGGAATGGCGGGACGCATATCTTCACCGGCGGCGGTGGCAGCTTCGAGGGTCCGGTCAGCACGCACGCGTTGAACACTCACGCGATCTCGACGCAGGGCCACTACCTCACCTCGTGGGGCCTGACGAGCCACGGCAATTCCGAAGTCAACGGGCAGTTACTGGTTCGCGGCCAGATAGTCATGGAGGGCGGTGCGGCCAACTACATCCGCTTCTACGATAATAACTGGGGCAACATGTACATCCACAACAACGATGGCCTCATCGGCTTTCTTGGCCACGATGGCGGCTGGCGGATGTACGTCAACAACAGCGGTCAGGTGTGGTGCGGCGCATTGGGATGGGTGCACGACTACGTCAACAGTCAGGCGAACTGGTACGCGTGGAATGCCGCCGACGCGCGCTACAATCAGTTAGTCTCTTCGGTGCGATGGGCCTATGTCGGCGATCTCGGCACCAACTGGAATAACGGCGGACTTGGCGAGCCATATGGCGGCTCGGCGATCACGGGCTTCGCTGGCTACAACGGCTACAACATGTACGTCACCGTCTTCCGCTTCCGACAGCTTCAATACTGCGTCGCGGGTGGGTGGTACGCTTCTTGGTACGCATAGGGGATTCGCGATGGAGTTTATCGATCACGGTGAGTGGGAGCGCTACGTGCCAGACCCTTGGCCGGAGCACCTCAGAAACCATCCGCACATCATGTTCTGCCGTCGCATCGGTGACGGCATTGACTGGTACAAATTTCAGCGCACCCAGTTGACCGAACAGGTCTCGATGAAGATGACGCTGCTGAAGCTCGGCAAGCATTTGCAGGTGCAGGCGACCTATCGCGATGCGTCGTATATCTTTCCGGCGGTTCATCGACTGATCGAGATCGACGTCAGCGGCGACCACGAGCGGTTCAGGCGCATGCGCTTCGATCTTGCCAAGGGCGAATTCTACGAGGGCGCTCCCGATCCCGTCTTCCGCACCGACCTGCTGCTGCAAATGCAGCGTGCTGGATCACTGTCAGTGTGGGAAGATGCCATTGCCGACAGCGATGTGCCGCTGCGGCTCTCGCTCTCCGCAGAGCGCCCGTTCACCGAAGAGGATGATGAGGTGATCGCGCTCGCACGCAAGCTCAACTGGAGCGGCGCTCAGTTGAAGCAACTGTTCGATGATGCGAGACAAATGATAAGGAGCCGACATGGCTGACGTAGCATTCTTTGAAGGAAGGCAGACGACACCGCCACCCGCCGCGCACTCGGTCACGCCGATGCCTCCGCTGCGGATGCTGGCGACGAAGATGGATTGCAATCCTGTTGGGCAAGTGATCGTCACGCCCATCGTGCAGGACCTGCAGGTCGGCGACTACATCAGGGAGATTCGGATCATGTCGCTGCCATCGGGCGGCGCTGATCCAGAGATGATCCTATCGATCCGGCTGCATGCGCTGTCGGTCAAGCAGTTGGAGATTCTGACACCTCCAAGCACTTTCTAATTCACAAACGCTTCTCACAAAGGAGAATACAATGGCTGATCCAGTCTTCGGCATTAGTATCCGCAAAGTAGACGAAGGCGCGCGTCCCGTATTTGCCGCCGACCTCTCGACCATCGGACTCATTGGTCCGGCACCGCTCGCCGACGCGGTGGCGTATCCGCTCGACACTCCGGTGTTTCTCAACTCGAACGACAACAAGAAGGCGAAGAAGCTCGGCGATGCCGGGTATCTCTCTGACGCAGTTCGCGCCATCAACGACCAGCTTGGCGAGACGCAGTTCGCTGCGCGCATCGTTGTGATCCGCACGCCGCAGGGCATCGATCCCGATCCCGCCATCGCTCTGCAGAAGACGATCTCTCACATCGCTGGCGACAGTATCGCTGGCACCGGCATGTGGGCGTTCCTCAAGTCGGCGTCGAAGCTCGGCTTCACTCCGCGCATCCTGATCGCGCCGGGCTACACTTCGCAGATGGCCAACGGCGTCGGCGAGATCGAACGCACGGCACCGGGCGAGGGCTACGTGCAGGATCATCTCTACCCGGTGACGTTCGAGGGTGGCGGTCCCAACGTGGTCGATGCGACTGGCCACGCATACGGCATGAGCAACGGCACACTTGGCCCTGTCTCACTGGAGTTGCCGGGCGCTTGGTACGAAGAGGTCCCGACAATCACCGCTCCTCCGCCGGGCTACAACTGCACCGACGCGGAGATTGCACAGGGCGGCATGGGCTACATCGTCGGCGAACAGTTGATCTTGGACAACGACGTCATGGTTACTGTCGCGAGCATCGACGAGGTTGGAGGGTCTGGCGCGATCCTTCAACTCGATATCGCCAGCGGCGGCTTCGTCATCGGCACTGAGGTGCCGCCGGTCAAAGGCTCTCAGAAGGCGAGCACCGGCGCAGGCACTGGTGCTGTTGTCGATCTGGGATGGACGATCAACGGCACCGTCGCGACCTATGAAGCGGAGATCGTCACGGGTGCCAATCCGATTGTTGCTGGCGCTACGCCGATCT